CTTTAAAGTGTTTGTTGGAAATATGAATGATGATGATGTTGAGGCATATGTACAACGTGTTGCAAATAAGTTTAAAAGAGAACAAATTGTTGATAGTAAGACAGGTAACGTAGATATGAGATTTAACCAAATGGCGGTTGACCAAGATTATTTCGTTCCTGTAAGAGACCCAGCGGCACCAAGCCCAATTGACACATTACCAGGGGCGACAAACTTATCAGAAATTGCTGATATTGAATATATTCAAAAGAAACTATTAACTGCTCTTCGTGTACCTAAGGCTTTCTTAGGATTTGAAGAAGTTGTTGGTGACGGAAAAAATCTTGCATTACAAGATATTAGATTCGCACGTACTATTAATAGGATTCAAAAAAGTATGATTCAGGAACTTAATAAAATTGCAATTGTGCATTTATTTTTATTAGGTTTTGAAGATGAATTACAAAACTTTACATTAGGATTAACTAACCCATCTACACAGGCAGATTTACTCAAAGTAGACATTTGGAAAGAAAAAATATTATTATATAAAGACTTGGTTGCTGACCCAGGAAACGGTATTCAAGCAACATCATCTACTTGGGCTAAGAAACATATCTTTGGTTGGTCAGATGAAGAAATTAGACTTGACCTACAACAACAAAGAATTGAAAGAGCAGTTGGAGAAGAACTTAAAGCAACACCAACAGTCATTACTAAAACAGGTATCTTTGATAATATTGACAAACTTTACGGAAGTCCTTCAGGGGCAACTCCATCAGCAGGGGCTTCAACAACTCCAAGTGGAACTGAAGAATTAGGACCACCTCCAGGTGGAGATGTAGGAGCACCACCACCTCCTGCAGGCGGAGAAGAGTTAGGAGGAGAAGCGCCTCCACCGACAGAAGAAGGACCACCAATACCGGAATCAAAATTAAATAACTTAAACATGTTGATTGAAAATAACTTAATTGATGGTGCAACGTTCATAGATTTAGGTCACGCACAAGAATCTTTAGGAGAAATTTCAAAAGAATTGGATAAGTTACTAAACTCCTAATATTTATTAAAAAATATTAAGATGACCTTCGGTAAAATAAAATCCATAATTGAAAAAAATCTTCTTGAGTCGTATCAGAATGAAAAAGAATTCAAGAAATCTTTGAGAGAATTCAAACACAATGTTTTGAATGATAAGTCTATTTCAAAGGCTTACTCCGTGTATGACCAACTAAGTACACCTCAGGGATTATCAGAATCTGATGCGAAAGAATTTTTAGAGGAAGGTGTGAATCTTTTAGGTAGAATTTTACCATCTATTAAACTTCCAAAAACTTTGGAAGAATCAGCCGAAAACAAATACTCTGATATTGATACGTTAGTTTATACTAACAAATTAAATCTTCATGAAAGAATTCAATCAAAAAGAAATATCATTTCTGTTTTAACATCTAATTCAAAAACAGTGAAAGAGTCAATCAATATACCAATTAAATCTATGGTTAATATTGCGAATCAAACTTTAAGAACTTATATTGAAACTTTAGATGAAAATACTAAAAAAGAATTTTTTCAATTAATTTCTGAAGATTCTAAATCCCTTGAAACAAAGTTTGAAACTTTAAAAGAAAGTACTATTACTAAATTGCAGTCTATTTTAGACAAAGAAGAGGAGTTTGAGTTGAAAACAAAAATTTCTGAAACAATAGATAGACTTAAGACTGAAAAGTTTGACCAAGTTAATTTCTTAAAACTTAAAAATTTAGAAGAATCAATTTAAGACATTTTTTTCTTCTGAATATAAATTGCCTTCAAAATTTTCTTTCTGTTTACTACAGAAGGTTTAGTGTATTCTTTTCTGTCTAAAAGTTTTTGATTCTGTTTTGTTTTAATAACTTTTGACTTAAGCGTCTTGAGAGCTCTTTCAATATTCTCTCCATTTTTAATTTCTATTATTATCATATTAAACAAATATCTTGAAAACTTGAAAAATTTTTGACATTGATGGTTATATGTGTTATTTTTTTAATGAAAATAAACATAATAACAATGAAAATTAATGAAGAAAGGCAAAAGTGTAAAGTTGAATTTATACAATCCTATTAAATCAGTCTATGGAACAGTTGATTCCAAAAACCTAAAATCTGTATATATTAACATCCAATCTTGGATTACACCGAAATATGACACTGAAAATTGGAATCGTATTGTCGGTAATTTAAACAGAGAAATAAAACATTCTGTATTCAATTCAATCAATCAAAAAATTTTCCAAGAAAAAAGTATTGTTGATTTAGATTTAAGAACAAGCGGAATATCCCATGGAAAAAAATCTTTTTTCAACTTAGAGGTGAATCTTTTTACAATATCAGAATTAGATTTCAAATCAAATGAAATCAAAGATTCAGTAAAACAAATCGTACGAAACATTTTTAAGAACAACATTGTAGAAAACAAACATTTTGAATTTTCAATTTCTAAAAAAGACAATAAAGAATAAACTTATCAATACCGTATATTTATCATAAAAGATTAGATGAAAAATTTAAGAATTTTAGAGGCTAGCGAAATTGGTCATGGTATACTAATTGAAATGGATGCTGGTCATGTATCCCCAAAAGATAGACTTAATGCCGACATTTTAAAAGAAGCTGCAAATATGGATTATAGAAATCCATTTGAATTTTATGCGGTTTTACAAAAATACGATACTCCAAATAGAAATGGTAGATTTTATCCTGAAAGGATTTTGAAAAGAGAAGCTGAAAATTATAAGAAAGCAATTGCTAAAGGTTTATCTACTTCAGAATTAAATCACCCTGAATCTTCTTTAATTGACTTAGATAGAGTATCTCACATTATTACTGATATATGGTGGGATAAAAATATTTTGATGGGTAAACTTAAATTGTTAACATCACCAGGATTTCATGAAAGAGGTATTGTGTCAACTAAAGGTGACCAAGCGGCTAACTTAATGAGACAAGGTGTTACGATGGGTGTCTCCTCAAGAGGAGTTGGTTCCTTAAAAAAGGTTGGAGAAAGAAATGAAGTTCAAGATGATTTTGAATTAATTTGTTTTGACTTAGTATCATCACCATCAACACCAGGTGCTTATTTATTTTCTAATCCTGATGATAGAAACAAGTACGAGGAGAATTTAGAAGAAGAAACAAAATATAAACAACAACAACAATCCCAATCAGGTTCAATGGATAAGTCACTTGACTTAATGAAAAAATTAAACGATTTTTTGGGAAAATAATATTATGGACGAAAAATTTTTTGTAGCAAAAATTCAGTATGATTTACCTGATGAAAATTCTGGTAAAATCAAAAAAATTAGAGAAGAGAAACTTGTTAAAGGTTTTTCAGTGACAGACGTGGAAGCTAAAGTCACAAAAAGATATGAGGGCTTTACTCACGATTGGAGAATAACCTCAGTTTCGGAAAGTAAAATTGACGAAGTAATTGAATAAAGTGGTCTTGTACCACTTTTTTTTATTTAAGAACATATTTATAGTAAATTAAAAAATATGTTATTCAATTGCTCAATACAAATATCAGGTATAGGTTCAAATAAATTAGTCAGCGGAAATACTTGGAGTAGTTGTGCTGCATACCTTGAAGGGACTGGCGATGTTATCAGTTCTATCAATATTCAAAAACAAAATTTTATTGGTAATAACACATCATCAAATGAGTCTTATAATTTAACTTTAAAGGATAACGTTACAAGTACAACGTCATCATATATAATCTATGATACTTATGATAATGTTATTTCTTGGGTGAATTCTCAAACAGGAAAAACTTTACAAAACTTACAATATCAAAATAGAGTATTTGTTCAAATATAAAAAATCAACTTTTTTATGTTTTGACACTATTTATTAGTTAAATAATTAAATATTTTCATGCAAGAAACTAAAAAAAATCCAGTTGAAGAGGCACTTATTCAAATGAAAAATGTTGAAGAAGCTATCGCCGAAAATGCAAAAGGAATACTTGCTTCTACTATGAAGGAAGAAATCAATCAATTAGTAAAAGAATCTCTTTCTGAACAAGATGAGGTTGACTTAGATGCTGAAATTGACGTAGATGACGCAGAAGATGATGTAGACACAGAAATGGATACAGACATTGATGTTGAAGATGACGTTGATTTAGACGCAGATAATGTGGATGATATGGACATTGATATGGACATGGATTCCGAAGAAACTCCAATAGATTTAACAGACGCTTCTGACGAAGAAATTCTTAAGGTGTTCAAGGCTATGGGTGAAGAAGATGGAATCATCGTTAAAAAAGATGGTGAAAACGTTCACTTAACAGACAATGACGCTGACGTAGAATATCTTGTAAAGCTTGGCGAATCAAAGGAAAAATCAAAAACAAAAAAAATGAAAATTAAAGAAAACATGGACTTAAATTTTGATGATTCTAACGATAGTCAAGACGCATCAACTGAAGACGTTATTAACGCAATCTTCGGTGGTGGAGAAATGGAAGAAACTGAAGACATGGAAGAAGAGTATGGTAGTAAAAAGCACGAGTTCAAAAGACGTGGCGGTCACAAAATGGGTGACGTTGACGGACACTACAAAGACTATGAAATGGATGAAGAAGAAGACATGGATGAAGTTGTCTATGAAATTGAATTCAACGAATCTGATGACGAAGAATTAGATGAATCTGACGAAATGGAAATGGATGAGTCTGATGAAATGGAAATGGATGAGTCTGATGAAATGGAAATGGATGAGTCTGAAGAAATGGAAATGGACGAGTCTGAAGAAATGGAAATGGATGAGTCTGACGATGAAGACGATTTGGAGGAATCTTACAACCCACAATATGTTGGAGAGGGAAAAAAATTAGCAGTTAAAAAACCTAAAGGTGTTGGTCTTGGTCATGGTCCTAAATTCTCTTACAAATCATCTGGTAAAGGTGGTTTTAAAGATGATAAAAAAGAAGGTCCTAAAACAATGGGAACTGGAAAGGCTAAGTTTGAATACAAGAAGGGAGCAAATATGGAAGGAAAATCAAAAGTTGTTAAGAAGGCAGAAACTAAAGAAGCTGCAAGAACTTATGGTAATGGTTCAAAAGAAGGTAGAGGTTTAAGAAAAGGTATCACTAATAACAGAAACTATGTTTATAGTAATAGTGGTGTAAAAGTAGAATCTCTTGAAGCTGAAGTAAAAATGTTAAGAGAAAAGAATGAAGAATATAGAAAAGCATTAAATGTTTTCAGAGAAAAACTTAATGAAGTTGCTATATTCAACTCAAACTTAGCTTATGCAACAAGATTGTTTACAGAACATTCAACAACTAAAAAAGAGAAAATCAATATCTTAAGAAGATTTGACGATGTTGAAACTCTTAAAGAATCTAAAAATCTTTACAAATCTTTAAAAGATGAGTTGGGAAAAACAGAAACTAAATCAGTTAACGAATCAGTTGAAAAGTCAATCAATAACACAATGTCTTCAGGTTCAGCAACAACTTTAATTGAATCAAAAACGTACGAAAATCCACAATTCTTAAGAATGAAGGATTTGATGACAAAAATAAAATAAAAAAACAAAACAAATACTAAAATGGGAGCATTATTAGAATCAGGTCTTGTTG